CCCTGTACCTGATGTAACCACTAGCTGGACCACGGTTTCCCAGACATCAACCACATGGACCCTGACTTCTGACGTAGAGACTACATGGGAATCTATAGCCGCTTAATACTACAAGGGTCTAATTGGCCCATATTAATAATTTATGATAGGATCATCGTATGCCTGTAACAACTTACTCAACCCTTGCAACCCAAATTCAGGAAACTGCGGAAAACACAGGTTCCGAGTTTGTTGACTCTATTCCTAATTTTATCTCACGCACAGAAAATAGACTGACACGTGACGTAGACTTACTAGGCTTGACAAGTTTTGCCACAACAAACTTTGTCGTCTCGACCCCTGTTTACCAGAAGCCACCGAACGCATTGATTGTAAAAAACTTGACGATCACCAGCAACGGCTCCCGGATTAATCTGGTCATGAAGACCAAAGAATACCTGAATGATTACTGGCCAGACCGTACCTCGGTAGGGGAACCCAGATACTATGCAAACTACGGTAACGAACTATTGATCGCACCGGCTCCTGCATCAGCATATCCCGTTGAAATTTCATATGTGGTAGAACCCACCGCTTTAGCTTCGTCAACACAGGAAACAAACTATTTCACACAGTACTGCTCAAACGCCCTATACTACGGTTCCATGGTTGAGGCAACCTTATTCATGAAGAACCCAACCGCTGCAAACATGTGGGAAAGTTTCTATCTCCGAGAACTTGAGGGTCTGAACAACGAGGCCCGTAGATCCCGCAGGGACAGCATGGCCATGCCCGCAAGTCCAGCCGGTGGCCCTAACACTTTAACAGGAAGTAACTAATCCCATGTCATCATACACATCCAGAATCAGACTAGAAAAACAGATCCCCGGACAGAATGCAAACACATGGGGTACCGTACTCAACGATAGCGTCATTGATCTTGTCGATGATTCTATCGCAGCCTACACCATCGTCTCGGTCTCATCCATTGACGTTACTCTGACGCAGTCGAACGGTGCTTCTGATCAGGCACGTAGTGCATTCCTAGATATCTCGGGAACCTTGACCAGCAACGTCAATGTCATTATCCCTGCACTTTCAAAAGGCTACGACATTCGTAATTCTACATCAGGTTCTTTCACCGTTAACATGAAGACCGCCACGGGCTCTGGACAAATTATCCCACAAGGCCAGAGTATCGGTGTTGTATGTGATGGCGTCTCGGTACGTGACGTTGAAACACCCGGTATCCGATCCACATCAAACGTGGTTAATGTATCTGTGGGAACCTCCAAACTTGACATCAAAGTCCCCACGGCAGTCTCAGGAACTCTTTCTGTCACTGGTAACCTTGCTGTAGCTTCGTCAACCACATTCTCCAGTAATATCAATATTCTGGCCCAGTCTGATGCACGTTTCTACGATGCTGATAGTTCTAACTATATCGCACTACAGGCCCCAGCTTCTGTATCGGCTGATATTGTATATAATCTACCAGCCAATGATGGAGCATCGGGGAATGTTCTCCAAACAAATGGAGCCGGGTCCCTAAGTTTTACTGTTGCGATGCCCACAGGTGCTATTATACCTTTTGCAGGTTCTGGTGCCCTGTCTGGCTGGCTTTACTGTTTAGGTCAAGAGGCTAATAGAACCACATACTCCGCACTGTTTGCCGTCATCGGCACAACGTACGGAGCGGGTGACGGATCAACAACTTTCAATCTTCCTGATCTTCGTGGACGGGTACCTGCCGGAGTGGACGTTTCTGCCGGTGCTGGTGGTTTTGCAGACAGAATTACAGTCACCGCCTCAGATGTTTCCGGCACTGTTCTCGGTTCCACGGGTGGTTCACAAACCCATACACTGACAGCCGGAGAAATACCAACATCAGCCACATACCGAAATTTTACAAGCAATGGCGGTCAGAGCGGTACATCAGGAAGTGGTCTTGCCCAGTTTGTGTCCATTTCAGCACTAACAGGGGCCAATGACGAGCCGCATCTTAACTTACAGCCAACTATCATTCTTAATTATATTATCCGAGTATTATAGGATAATGGCTAATTTCACGGACAGGGAACTTGGTAACATGGAGGCTAGGATTGTTTTGCTTGAACAAGAACTAGGTGCTGTCCGTGATGATACCCGTAAAATTCTTCTTACGCTCTCAGAAGCACAAGGTGGCTGGAAAACATTGATGATGATCTCCGGATTCTCCGCTGCTCTTGGGGGTATCATATCTCAAGTTTTCCTCAATTTTCCGAAATAATCTGACATGTCAACAGATACATTCACAACAAAATTTAAGTTCACCCCCACACTACTCAGGGATGATACACAGTACGAGGCCGAGGGCGGCTGGTATGACGGTAACCGTGTCAGGTTTCGTAACAACAACCCTGAAAATATCCGGGGTTGGAACAAGCGAGTTTCTGAATCGTTAACAGGAACTCCACGTGACATCGAGATCTGGTCAGGACTAAATCAAGCAAACTATATTGCATGGGGAACAAACAATGCACTTCAGATTTACGAGGGTGGTCAAGTATCAGACATTACACCTATTACTACAACTACATCCTTGGTCAACCAGATTAGCACCTCCATTGGTTCTTCATCTATTTCTGTATCTCTGACGGGACACACCAGATCAGTTGGTGATCGTATCGTATTTGTCTCGATGGCCGCAACAGTTGGCGGCAATGTTTTCCTAGATTCCACGTTTACCATTGACTCGATAGCAGACTCTAACCATTTTACTTTTCCTTACACGACCGTGGCCGCTGCGACCTCTGCGAACGTGGGGACTGTGACGCTACAGGCCCTGTTAAAGTCAGGACCCGAAAATAATACCAACGGTCTCGGTTGGGGCGCTGAAACCTACGGCACAGGAACATATGGTACGCCTGCCGCTACATCAAATATTATTTTACGTATGCGTAACTGGAGCATGAGCACTTTCGGAGAAGATCTTCTGGCAAATCCCCGTGGTGGTTCGATATATCTCTGGGATGCAACATCAGGTACTGACGAGAGAGCAAAGCTCATCGCAAATGCCCCTGTGTCTGTCAACAGTGTCATAGTCTCAGAAAAATCGAGACACGTCGTTGCCTTGGGCTGTACTGATTTATCAGGTACTTTTGATCCAATGTTGGTCCGCTGGTCTGAACAGGAAGACTACGACGTATGGACACCGACAGTTACCAATGCTGCGGGTGAGTACAGAATCCAGAGAGGAACACAGATCAATCAGGGCGTCTATTCCAGAGGCGGTGTTCTTATCTTAACCGATTCAGCCTTGTACGGCATGGTCTACGTTGGACAGCCCTATATCTTTTCCACCGATATTCTTGGTGACGGCTGTGGTTCTATCTCACCCCATGCAGCAAAAGATTTTAACGGTAGTCTGTACTGGATGGGTGACAGCAACTTCTTTGTCTTCAACGGTCAGGTACAGGTTCTCCCGTCATCTGCCAGAAAATATGTTTTCTCAGACTTCAATTTTTCGCAGAAAGAAAAGGTATTCTGTGGTATCAACCCCGAATTTTCTGAGATTACGTGGCTATATCCATCTGCTGATTCTGAAGAGTGTGACAAATATATCACGTACAATCCTGTTGATAACTACTGGGTCTTTGGCGATTCCTACTGGACAACATGGGATTTCGGGGCAGATATCTTTGAAAGTATCATCACCACAGGAGTCTCGGCTGGTGTAGCCTATCTATATAATAACGAGCCCGCCGACACATACAGTGCTGTCGTGGGAGATAACCAGCTAATCGGCTACGAATCCTTTATCCAGAGTGGTGACTTCGATCTCGGGGACGGCGATGATCTATTGTTTGCAGATAAATTTATCCCAGACTTTGACCTCACAGACCCCGGGGGAATCAACAATGATCCACAGGTCAACATCCTGATGAGTGCCAAACAATACCCCACGGCCACCACCGTCTCAAAGGGTCCCTTTGTTGTCTCGGCATCGACCCGATTCCAGAACATCAGACTCCGGGGAAGACAGGCAAATCTCAAGATATCCACAAGTGCTGTCGGAACATCATGGAGACTCGGAACATTCAGACTTGATCTGGTACCGGACGGGAAACGCTAAGGATGTCTATTGATGTAGGCAAATCAGGAAAATTCTTTGTCAGATATCCGGGGGCACCGAGAAGTGCAACCCCTGAGATGCAAGGGGCGTGGTCCCAGCTTATCAGAAATCTGGAACTACGGGATAATCAGAGTAATATCGAGGCTGCTTCTCAGGAGCCTTATGTTATTTCAAATGTATCTGTGAATAGAACATATGATGTAAGTGCCGGTCAAATCTCGGTCTCTGTTGTTGCAAATGCACTGGGGACTTTATTGCAAGATCTTAAACTAAAAGGTATTATAGGATGATTAACAGGGAAATTTACTGATGAGCTATAGTGGCGGTGGCCCAGATGCTGGAGCAGGTGCTGTGGGAATGGGAAGTGCTAGTAGTCGAGGTCTGGGCTCCCGCAGAGACAACGCAGGAGATGGGTCACCCAATGTGGGTGCCGGTAACGCTCCATCTGGTGTGGGAAACGCTTCATCTGGAAGTCCGGCTAACAATCCCAACGCAGGACAAGTATTCTCCGGCGGTTATGGCAAAACAGGAGTTGCCCATAGCTATGACGGTACATCAGCGAATGCGATTGCGGCAGCAAGATCCCAGTTAGGGGACTTGGATCTATCTTTTGATGTAGACAACCTAGGTTGGGGCGATTTAGCCAAGGCAATAGCTGGTTTGGCGTTTGGTGCTAATCCTTTGGGAATAGCTGCCGGTCTGGGTGCCAGTGCTCTAGGTCTCTCTCTTGGTGATTTCGATTTTAGTTCAGGAAAGCCGGGTGATCCCCAAGGCAAAGGCCCCGGCGGCTCAGGAACAGGCGGTGGTCCCGGAGGTCCGGCCAGATTGGCGAATCAGAATCTGGGTCTCTCTTCCCTGCCGCTACCGGGTTCTACAACAGAACCAGCTTCACCTGAAGCCTTACGAACAGCCGCTGATCTTGAGAATCACTTTGCCGATCTTCAGAGAATTGCACTGGGTCAGGCAGATTCCCGTGCAGCCCTTGAGCGGGTTGGTACATCCCCTGAACAGATAATGTTCGATTACCGGGAATCTTTCCCAGAGTTTGGAGACTCAATGTCTAATTTGAGTCTTGCTGAAATTATCAAAAGATTCGGGAATATGTCCCCGAATCCCGAACCTTTTGCAGAAGGTGGCCGGGTAGGTGATGAACGTGTTCGTCCCCGCCCTGACACAACAAGTGATCCTTCGGTCACAGATGATTCGGTATCCACAGACCTTGCCCGGTTTAGCCAGATGCTCAAGGATCTTATGATGATAGAAACAGCTTCTAAAGGAGCCAGTGAGAATCCTTTTGGTGCTCCTGATAAGCCCCGGGCTCGTAGACCCATTATCCCCGGTGGTCTTATTCCCTCTCAGACAGGATCTCCCCGCTACGGTGGTGATGCCGAGGCTTTCAGATTTGTAATGCCCCCCAGAGATAATAGCCCCCTAAATATTATCCCAGATGGTGCTCGTCCTGAGATTGAAGTAGAGCGTTTAGCTCCCCCCGTAGCTCCTGCCGAGTCTACTCCCACGGAAGATTTTGTTCAGCCATACCGATATACTATGAGAGACTATGAAACGGATAGCGAATTCAATCTTTCTAGAAGAGAGCTGACTGCATTCGAAACTCTTACAAGAGAAGGCTTATCTGGAAGAGAGGCAATGGATCGTGTGAAGGGCATGACACCCGACCAATTAGACCTGATGGTCGAGGTGGCTAATTCTCCCGACGGTTTTAAGAATGGTGGTGATGGTATGACACCCGACGAACTCGGTCAAATGGGATCGATGGGTTTTGCCCGTGGCGGTAATACAGAAAGAGGGCAATTTCAGA